CAGATGATCTGGCTGCTGCCAGCACAACCAATGCACAGATTGAAGGCGATGACATCACTTCTTTCACAGCAGTTACAGCTACAGTTCGTTTGGGCAACTACACCCAGATTAGCCGTAAGGATGTAATCATTGCTGGTACATTGGAAGCGGTTGACAAGGCAGGAAGACGCTCAGAATTGAGCTATCAAATGGCTAAAAAATCTGCGGAAATTAAGCGTGACATGGAGTCAACAATGTTGGCTAACCAAGCCGCTGCTGCTGGTTCTACATCTGCCGCCCGTAAAACAGGCGCTTTGTTGGCCTTCTTGAAGACCAATACAAGCGAAGGTTCTGGTGGTGGTGATCCTTCATACACAACCATTCCTGATGCAGCTCGTACTGATGCTACAACTACTAACTTGCGTTCATTCAGCGAAGTATTGCTGAAAGACGTAATTCAGAAGGTGTGGACAGAAGGCGGTTCACCTTCCATCGTTATGGCTGGTCCTGTTAACAAACAGAACTTGTCTAAGATGGCTGGTATCGGTGCAACCCGCTTCAATGTTCAAGGTGCAAAGCCTTCAACTATCATTGGGTCCGCAGATATTTATGTTTCAGATTTCGGAAACGTGAATATTGTTGCCAACAGGTTCCAACGTGAGCGTGATGTTTTTGTGCTTGATCCTGAGTACGCATCAGTTGCTTATCTGCGTCCCTTCCAGACTGTTGAACTGGCTAAGACAGGTGATGCTGAGAAGCGTATGCTCTTGTGTGAGTGGGGCTTGAAGATCAAGAATGAGAAAGCTCATGGCGCTGTCTATGACTTAAACTCTACAATTCAGACCTAATCTGAAACAACTGGGTGGGCTAATAACCCACCCTTTTTTTATGACTACAAAAATCTTTGACATAAACTTAGAAACGGGAACCAAAAAGCTTTGGCATTACGATGCTGAAAAAGATGAGGCAACCATTCAGACAATTATTGATGCTACCGAAGTGGTAGAGTCAAACAAAGAACGATTTAATTCTTTTGATGAGAAGGCTAATTGGAAAGGTGATATGCACCATGTTGCATCCATCCCAATGGCTTTGTTTTATCAAATGAAAGCGGAAGGGAAACTTGATGACCAAGCTTACATGAAGCGATGGCTCAATGACCCTGATAATCGTGCATTTCGCACAAGACCTGGAGAAGTTTAATGGATAGTAAGACCATTGGGATATTAGTCCCAACACGGGACTTTGTTAATTCTGGATTTGCCTTTGATTTGGCTAGATTAGTTGGATTTACTGTAGGCACAACAAATCATAAAGTAGTGATCTACACTAGTTCTGGCACTTTATTGTCAGCACAGCGTCAGGATTTAGCTAGGGATGCTATTGCGGCTGAGTGTACACATACCCTGTGGCTAGATAGCGATATGCGGTTTCCAAAAGATTCCATTATTCGCTTGTTAAAACATGATATTGGTATTGTCTGTGGAAACTATGCAAAACGTAGATTTCCGACAGAACCTATTGCGGTGAAAAAAAATACCCCAGATATGGATGCAACATTTATAAATCGGGTATATACTGAGGACAATTCAACAGGACTTGTTGATGTAGACTACTGCGGGATGGGTGTAATGCTTGTCAAATCCGAAGTCTATAAATCTATGGAATATCCTTGGTTTGCTATCCCTTGGGTTCCTGCTGCGGAAGACTACATCGGTGAAGATGTATGGTTTTGCCGTAGAGCCGCCCAGAATGGGCATAAAACTTATGTGGATCAAGATCTTTCTAAGGAGATCTTCCATATTGGAACATTTGAGTTCAAACATGAGCATACACTAGCGTGTAGGGATGTAGAAAATGGCAATTGATACTTTTGCAGGGCTTAAAGCAACAATAGCAGATTATCTTAATCGGGATGACCTGACTGCTATTATTCCTAGCTTTATTACCATTGCAGAAGCCAAATTCAACCGCAAGTTGCGTACTCGCCAAATGGTTAAACGTGCCAATGGTCAGATTGAATCAGCGTTCTTTGCTTATCCTTCTGATTGGCTACAGGCCAAAGAGTTTCAATTAAACACAAATCCCATAGTCAGGTTGCAGTTTGTAACTGAGGCTTATGGTGATGAGTTAAAGGCCAATAGATACGTTTCTACTGGTCAACCAGCATATTACACAATTACTGGTACGCAATTGGAGTTTATTCCTACTCCAGATTCAACATATAGCGCAGAACTTACATATTATGCTAAGATTCCTGCGTTAAGTGATGCAAACACAAGCAACTGGCTTTTAGCTTATGCCCCAGACTTGTACCTATATGGTGCTATGTTAGAGGCAGCACCATACTTGAAAGACGATGAACGTCTAGCCGTATGGAGTCAGATGTATATCAACTCCTTGGGCGACATTGAAGTAGCAGATCAAAGGGCTTCTGTTTCTTCAACTCCACTTGTTCGTGCCCGTTCTTTGGGATAAAAAATGTCATCTTTTACAGACTACACAGAAAATCTTGTACTAACTTACTTGTTCACAACAGGTTCTGCAACTCGCCCTACCGCTTGGTATGTGGGCTTATTTACTGCCGCACCTAGTGATACTGGTGGCGGTACAGAGGTGTCTGGTAATGGTTATGCCCGTGTGGTTACAGGAACGATCTCTGGTAGTGGTACTGCAACAACTTTTACCAATGCTGCCGCAATTGAGTTTGCCGCTGCCTCTGGTGGAAATTGGGGAACAATTGGTTGGGCAGGTATTTTTACTGCTTCAACTGGTGGAACTTTGCTTGCCTGGGCACCCTTGACAACATCTAAAGCAATTAATGACGGAGACATTTTCCGCATTCCTGCTTCTAGCTTGTCTATAACATTGGCATAACATGGCTGCTTACGGGCGTGGCGATTATGGTGGGGGTGCATACTCCTTTGGAGCGTACTTAGGTGCGCTTGCTATTGTCTCTGCCTCTACTGTAGTTGTTGCTGGCGAGAATGTTAAAGATGCTCAGTTTGAGATAAGTTCAACTAGCACAGTATCTGTAGGTGCGGAAAAGATTTCAAGTGCGTCACTTGCAGTTGTTGATACTTCTGTAATAACAGTCGCAGGTGGTATTAGTGCTGTTGGTAATGTTGATATTGTTTCAACAAGTATTTTGTCAATTCAATATAACCGAATTGTGCATTTTCAGGCAACAATTATTGATACTTCTAGTGTTGTGATTAATGCTAGAAAGAAATGGGAAACTGAAGCAGATGTGTCCGAAACATGGACTCCAATTGAAGATGTTTCAGAGTCTTGGACAACAGTTTCAGTTTAAATAAGTCTTTTAGGGGTAAAACATGGCAGATACAACCACCACAAATCTAGGCTTAACAAAGCCAGAAGTTGGCGCTTCAACAGACTCATGGGGTACTAAGATCAATACTGATCTAGACTCTATTGATGCGTTGTTTGATGCTGGCCCATTACTTAAAGTAACCAAAGGTGGTACTGGTGTTGGTACTAGTACTGGTTCTGGAAACAATGTTTTATCTACAAGCCCTACTCTTGTAACGCCAGTTCTTGGAACGCCAACATCTGTAACGCTTACAAATGCTACTGGTCTTCCTATTGCTACTGGCGTATCAGGTCTTGGTACTGGCGTAGCTACATTTCTTGCAACACCAAGTTCAGCCAATCTTGCGACAGTATTGACTGATGAAACAGGCTCTGGATCTGCGGTATTTGCAACAAGTCCTACTTTAGTAACTCCTGTTCTTGGTACACCTACAAGCGGAACATTAAGCAATTGCACAGTAGATGGAACAGATTCTGTTGGCTTTAGAAATATTCCTCAGAATAGTCAGAGTGCTGCTTACACATTAGTTCTTGATGATGCTGGTAAACATATATTGCATCCATCAGGTGATGCCAATGCAAGGACTTTTACTATTCCTGCGAATAGTTCTGTGGCTTACGCCATTGGAACAGCAATCACATTTATCAACATGACAAGCCAAGTAGTAACGATTGCGATTACTACTGACACCATGTATTTAAGTTCCGCTGGCACTACAGGTTCACGAAGTCTTGCTCAGTATGGATCAGCAACAGCAATTAAGATTACCTCTACCAATTGGTTAATTTCAGGGAGTGGATTGACATGAGTGGTGCACTACAAGCTGTTTTTCAAAATCAAAGAAGTTTTGGCCCACCGCCTGGACAGCAAGCATACATAACTTCTGGAACCTTCTCTTGGGTAGCTCCAGCAGGAGTTACTTCTGTTTCTGCTGTTGTAGTTGGAGGCGGTGGCGACAATGCGGCTGGTTCGTTAAGGTATAAAAATAACTACACGGTTATACCAGCTAACTCTTATACGGTAGTTGTCGGCTCTGGAGGACTTGAAGCAGCGGGAAATAACAGCTATTTCGTATCTACGACAACTTTGTTAGCCCGAGGTGGTATGAGAACTACTACTCAGTATGG